AGAAGCTCCGAGAGTCGCGTCGCTATCATACAAAGCAATTTTAAAAGTGTTACCAGTTGTTGCTGTAAAATTGTGCACACCTTTTAAAAGTTCTACTTTAAAACTTGTACAAATTGCTGATGTTATTGCCATATCTTATCTCCTAAGGGTTCGTTGATGGTATTGTTAATCTAACAGTTCCGTCGGTATAGTCGTCTCGTCTTCTTCTGCCGATTTGTTCAACACCAAACTTATCTACTTCGTTTTTATACTTTTGCTCGTATAATGTCAACATATCTGCTGGGCCTTTTAGAAAGGCATATGTCTCTGCTAAACAGCAATATAATAGGCCATTTGGGAAGTTTAAACTAATATAATTAGTCGTATTATCAGACGCCAACGTAGTTGGCATTTTATTATAATGAACTCTAAATTTGTATGTGTTATCTGGCGTAGGAGCTAAAAATATACGTCCAGAATTAGTATCACCATCTCCTGTAGCGTTGCCAAACATAGCGTAATATTTAGGTTGTCCTCTTTTTGCTGACTCTGTTGATGGTACGTATTCTTGTAAATATGTAACGTCTTTCTTTTCTAAAAATCTGTTAGCTCCAGTTGTAGCTGATGTAGAATCGTAAACTTGTATACCTCTAATAAATAAAGCTCCTCCTGGAGCATTTATTGTTTCTTGTCCTGTAACTAAATTTCCTGTCTGTTGTTTTCTATCAGCATCAATAGGCACATCACGCATAATTCTATACTGTGCGTTTAAAATAATATTTTCTAAAATATCTGTCGTTAACACATTAGAATCTGTCTCTGTGTAATTTCTAATTTGTGTAACTAATCCTGAATAACTTAATCCTGCCATTATGGTGTCAATGTTACCGGCCCTGCCGTTACAAACATTCCTCCTGCTTTTTCCGTTACAGTAGGAGTTGATCCTAATGTAAACGTATAATTATCTGTTCCTGTTACTGTTATACTAAATCCTGAAGAATTTTCAAACACTGTAAATGCTACACCTCCAGGTGATCCATCTACGTTTCTAAATACGACAGTATCAGAACTAGACCTTCCATGACTAGGCTCTGTTACTGTAATCGTTGTGCTGCCAGATGTAATATTAAAAGGATTACCAGACAACAAACGATCTGTAGCTGGTTCTGTTCTAGCTGGTTTTGCCATTGGTAAACCTTGTGGATCAGCTCCATGCGCTTTTGGCTCTAATTGTGGTTGCTTTGGTTCAAACTCAGAAATATGTACTTTAGAACCATTCCATTCTGTTACCATTTCTTTGTATGGAAATTCCATTCCTGATCTATCAGATATAAATTTAGCGAATTTACCTTTTGCAAAATTAGACATTTGGATAATAAGTTTTCGGGGTTATGTAAGAACTTGATGATGAACCATCTTCAGCTAAAGCTCTTTGTAATTCATCTTCATAATACAGTTTCATTTGTTGTGATAATTCAGGTTTAAATTTTTGTGATAAATAATAAGCTAAACCTGATGCCATACATGGTACAAATCTATATGGAACATCTGTTGCGTTAGTATAATCGCCAACATCTTGTATTCTTTTTACATAATAATAATTAATTGTATTACCAGCTTCTGATGAACCTGGTGTTAAATACAAAGTGATTGTAACTTTGTCTATAAATCTTTGTACAAAATATTGTGAAGGTGTGCCTGTTGATGTTTTATTTGATAAAGCTTGATATGTAGATCTGTTAATTTTTGTAAGAGGAGAATCAACACTTGAAGAATTTCTGTAAACAGCTTCTAACACATCGTCAACACCATACACAGCTGTGGTGCTAGAAGTGCCATCACCTGTTGATCTAAACATCGTATATTCTGCTTGGTCTGCAACTAGTGTGATAGAATTATTAGCTACTTCCCAATAGTGAAGTCCTCTATTACCCCACTCTTGAAACATAATATTAAGAGATCGTCTTGCTTGTTTTAACTGATTACCAGAAACACCTTGCAAACCTATTCTCTCATATGCTTCTTCAATTATCTCGTCGATAGCAAATGTTTTATCAAAAGTTGTTGTACCCGAAGTAGTGTTAGCCATCTAACCTCCTACTTGTCTATTAAAAACGTCGCTGCTGCAATGTTTGTAATAGTAGAAACTTTCATTCCACCTGGGAAAACCACGCCATCTTCTGGAATGTTAAATGCAAAAACATCTCCTGTTGGACAGTCTCCTTGGAATAAAGTTGTACTATCAGTGTTGTCTTGTAAAATTATAGTTCCAGCGCCACCACCATCAGAAGCTAAGATCATTCCTCTTAATCTTGTTCTTCCCGCGAACACTGCACCAGTTCCTGTAACTCTTATTGCTTTTACATCACTTTTCATTTTTTATCTCCTTATTGGTCTTGGTGGGTATCAAGATCAAAAAGTCTCGAAGTTTCCCACCAAGATAATTAACCATTACGATGCAAATAAAAATGCACCTGTAGTAGCGTCAGCCGCACCACCCATTTTTGAAGCAATGTGGTATGTGCCATCTTCATAACAAACAAAAGCAATCATGCTTCCAGTTGTAAAAAGATTTGTTGCTGCGTTAGCAGGAGTGAAAGTTAATAAAGTTTCACTAGCTGCTGAGGTATCAAAAGTTACTTCTGATGAACCTCTTGACTCAATTACAGATCCTGTTGCAAAAACATCTGATCCAGCACAGTCAAAACTTAAAGTTGCAGTTCCGCCTGTTGTATCTTTAGCTTGTGCGTAAACAACAACTGTTCCAGCTGTCGCTGCAGGTAAAGTAGCTGCACAAGCTGCTGCGCCTGTGTAGTCTATTACTGAGATAGTGTCTGCTGCTAAAGTTAGAGTAGAAGCTGTTGCTACATCTGATACTGATAAACCAGTTAAGTCAGGCATGCCTGAACTCATTCTAGTTGTTACTGCTCCAGTAGACGTGTTTTTAGTCGCTACTTGAAAGCCTTTTTCGGATCGTACCGGTCCGTTAAACGTTGTACTTGCCATAATTATATCCTCCTAGTTTTCCGAATACTGTCTCTAGGCCGTCGACTATACGCGTCAGTATTCTAATTAATTGTATAGTAAGAATTTTATATATTAGTTTTTTATGAAGTGCAAGAGATCCTGTAGTGAAGTTACGTATTTCAACGATGTAGCTTTTGTTTACGTAGCTACTGAAACGCTGGGTGTAGCATCTTCGATCTTACTAGAAAGACTAGCTATTTTAGCTTCCTCTTCCTTGATTTGATTAACAACTTCTCTAATTTTTTTGTCAATCCGGACCATATCCAGAGTGTATCTCTGATTATCCCGTTGCTCCACCGCCCACTCTGTTTCGAGACCCCTCTTCGCTTTGTATAGATCTCTGATGTGCGTTTGCATCTATAACCTCCTCATAGGTTACCCATATTTTGGATTTACTAATAAATCCATCTTTCTCCCATTTTATATCATTTTTTCCTAGCTTGTCAACTAGTGCATTTTCAAAGGCTTTACTATTGTCCTCTGACTCTACTTCAAAGTCAGCATAGTAGCCATATGCTCTGATTTGTACACGGAAGTTTTTCATGGTTGCCATATCTTTCTATCATAAAAAAAGGGGACCCGAAAGCCCCCTTTTTAATTAGTTAATCAGATGATTACGCACCTGGTGAACCGAAAATACCTCTAGGGTCTGAGAATCCGAATGAATATCTCTCTCTAGCTTTGTATCTAACGTTTCCAGTGTCGAAGTCACCTTCCATAGCTGTTTTGATTGGAGATCTAACGAACATTTTTAATCCGTTAGGTACATCTGTTTTGATAAAGAACGCGTCTGTATCAGTTAAGTAGTTGTTCACTACGTAACCTTGAGGAATCATCCCCATTGATACTACTGCGTTAATATCATTGTCAGCTGTTCCAACTCTACCTTGAGATTTCATCAATCTCTCAGCAGTAAATTGAAGCTCAGAAGGAATAATCATTTTTACTCCTCTTGCTGCAATTTTTAGACCTCTCTCATCAGTTAGCGCCGCGATGTCGATTAACGATTGTTCTAATGAAGTCTCGTTAAGATCCGCAGATGTGCTTAACTCATTTTTGAAAGTTCCAGCTATCGTTGGGTGGTCAGTAGCACAAAGCTCCTTACCATCACCACCAGCAAATGAACTGTTGAATGCATTGTTTAATACATTCGCAGCTTTTACTTGCTTAGTGTTTGCCATCGATCTTGCTAATGCTTTTGTATATCTAGACGCAAGTCTGTCATACAAGTTGTCTTCAATCGCTTCTTCAGTGATTGAGAACGCAAGAGCAATTGTTTCGTGCGTATATCTAGCTGTGAAAGTTTCTTGTGCGTTGTCAAAAGTTACGCCAGATCCTTCTGGTTTTACTTGAGCGTTCGCGAAACCAGATAACATTACTTCTTCTTCAAAAGCTCTGTCACTATTTTCTGTGTCGAAAATTTCAGCATGCTGATTTTCGTATCTTTTATATTCCAGGCCGAATAGTGCATTCAATCCTGGCTCTAGTTCTTTAACTAGTTGTCCTCTTGATATTGCCATAATATTATACTCCTATCCTATTATATACCTGTTGTGCCTTTTAAGAAGTGCTCGTTAATCATAACTACCAAGTTAACGTTAGCAGAACCTGCTTCGTTATTCTCGATATCTTTTGATATCGCAAGTACTCTTAATTGTGCTGTACCAGTTTTAAGATCTGAATGATCTAACTCCACTTTCGAAACGAAGTTCGGTGAAGCGCCTGATGCGTACACAATATCAGCGTTTAAACCGACATCTGCCGCTGCTGTGGCGTCGTCGGATTGTATTTCAAACCTTTCATAAGGGTCATCAGCCACAAAGCCTTTAATATCCGTAGCGGTATTAGAGCCTTTTAGGTGATTAGCAAATGTAGGTTTGCTTGTTGATGCGTCAGTAAAGAAAACACCCGTAAGTGATCCTAGTAATGTATCTGTTGCTGCCGCTACAGTTATTGTTCCAGTTGCTGCCATTTCGACAGGGTCATTCTGGAAAATCGCTGTTGCAGAAGCTGCGATATCATACTCAGATAAACCTTGGTTGTCTCTATTCTGACCAACTTTGCCAATGGGTCTTAATCCAAAAGCTGAGTCTTTATTTGCCATAATAGTGTCCTCCTAAGACATAGTTTATTGTTTATGAATCGCGCTATCTTGGTATCGCAAAGAAATTATTTCTTTGTACCACC